AAACCCACCTTCTCCATCCATTCGTGATGGTGGGACGTTAAGCGAACGGTAGAGTTTCTTTTTAAAATATTCAATATCAGTGATTTCGCCCAAGTTTTGTCCGCCAGGGAGAGTGGTGATTTCGGTTCCTCTTCCACCCTCACGCCTGGGAAGCCAGAAGTCCTCAAGCATTGACATGTATTTTTTGTCATCACGAATCTCTCCAGTATTTGCATCATATACAAGTTTGTTGCGATAACGCATCATAACGTCACGCAAATATTGTTCTGCTTTTTGCTTTGGCAGATTACCAACATCAATATAGAAAATTCTACGTTCTGGTGCTCTTGAAATTCTGTAAATGACAAGACTATCTTCAATCATACGAAGTTGATTGAGTGACTTAATTGCTTTGTGGAGATATGAAAGAGTCGTTCCTTTATTTCTATCTACAAGTCCAGAAGTACAATATGTAATTGCATCTCTTGCAATTTTAATTCCTTGACTTGCACTGGATTGCATTGGGTTTCCACCATATCCAGTTTTGGGATTGTAGATAAAATATTCTTCAATCTCTGGGAAATCATAATCCATAGGATTATCATTTCTCATATTTACTAATTGATTATTTCTACCATCGTTTGGTTTTTTCTTCTGTTGACGAACATAACGCATTTTCATTGCGTCAATATATCTCAACTCTTGAATTCCTTCTTCAGGTTTCTTTAAGTCAATAATTTTGTGATAATAGATTCTACCATCAATATACCAATTGCGGTAAATCTCATGTGCTTTTTTATCAAAATCCAATAAATCTAAAATATACTTAAACTCTTTTCTAATCTTAGATTTAATACCATCACTGGCATTTAGATTTGAAAGTTCTATTTGTACAGGACTATCATTTGAATCTGAGACAACTGCCTCATTTACAATATCCTCAATTGCACTGTCCGACTCTGGGTGGAGTGACATTTCACGATATCGTTTGATTAAATCAAACTCAGTTTTAAAAACACCTTCAATATCAACATGAGTACCAAAAAAACCACTGCTCATGTAGTGGTCAGACCCATCCTCATTATTAGGAGGAACGGGACTGACTGCTGACGGTGAGAGTGGTTCGTTGTCCTCTATCGAGAACCCAAACAGTTTTGCCATTATTATATTGGAACTTTAGTCTGATCTATTTATTAGATCAGACTCCGGGTGTATTTTCGCTTCCAGATAGATTTGAAGGTGCCCAATACTGAACTTGGAATTCTACAGTGAATTCTTCAATTGTGTCACCAGTATCATATGAAAGGTCAATTGCGCTGATGTTGGTTGGGAAAATTCCGTAGAACTTATACTGCTTTGCATTTGACAGTCCTTGACCATCTTTTGCACTAAGTGCAGTTGCTGATCTAGCAAACTGAAGAACTTCAGCATCAACTTGATATGAACCTGGATCAGTTGCACCAGAACCATCAGCATACTGACCAACAAATTGCATCCATGCTTCCATGGCAGTGCGAATTTTGAAGTCATTATCATTGATGACTGTTACAGTCCAGGTATCAAATGTACGGTCTCCAGCAACCTTAAAGATTCTTCCTCTGAAAGGAACATCGATTGAAGCGATGTTAGATGCAGGCAACTGAGCAGCCTTGCAAAGTACTGAAAACTCATCTGAATCATAATCAGCTCCACCAGGAAAACTAGTCAAGTTAACCTGGAATAGATTGGGGCGAGCACCGCCGCCCTTTAGAGTTGATTTAATTTTTTCGATTGAATGTGCCATTTTTTGATCCTCCTTTTGTTATTTAGATAATGTTATCAAACTCTACCAGTCACTTCTTCAAAACTGATTCCAGTTCTGGTTGCAACGAAGGTAAGTGTTACATAGTTGATCGACTTAGCAGGCTTCAGGAAGATGTCTGCTCTAAACTCATTATTATCAATAACGTCAGGAGTGTTGTTCGTGGTATCGCAGATAACAGAGAATCCATAAAGACCCCTCTTTGCCTGAATATCGCGAAGATATGGTTCAACAATATTTCTAAAGTTTGCTCTCGTCAACTCATCATTGAGTTCAAAGAGTTGTGCTTCTGCTGCTTTCTGTAGTGCTTGTTCAATTGTAAGGAACAGGCGGCGAACATTGATTCTATCGAATGCAGATGCATGTCCAAGTGCAGTCTTATCACCAAAAAGAAGTGTTCCAAGACCAGGTGAAGTGATAAAGGAATTAATTCTAGCAGGATAGAGACGATCTCTTTGTGCTTTATTTGGGTTGTATGCAAGTTTAACTGCATTGTTGATAACACCACGTTGCTGTCCAGCAGGTGAGAACCAAGGATATGCAACAATTGACGTGCGATTCATCAGACCAGCAACATCCGCGTTAGTTGGGACATAGCGGAATTCGTTATTAAACCTATCATATTGATACTTATATCCACTATCAAGAACTGCATATGATGAAGATGAAAGTGAACTGAAGTAATTGATTAGATTGTCTGTTTGAGTATTGGTGTTTGTAAGTCCAACCAGATTAGTTCTGTGTGGTCCTACTGTTGCAATACAATCCTTTCTATCATTGGCAAGAGAAATTACATAATTTGCTTTTGCTTGTGATTCTGCTTCAGTAGCACAACCAGGTCCCATGATCATGTAGTCAACTGCAATCTCATCTTTGTTTGAGAAGAGACCATATGCTGTAATTAGACTGGAAAGTTCTGCTTTCATTCCGCCAGTTGCAGAATAATCAACACCACCAGCAAAGGTGTATGTATTATTTCCAAGACCAGCAAAGGTTACTCCTTGTGCTTCTTGTCCCCACACACCATCTCCAGTTGTTACTGCAGTATATCCGGATGAGAAACCACTTGCTCTTGGTGCAGTTCCAGCAACTGTATCTGCTGCTTGTGATGGATTGTATCCAGCATAAACATTAGCAGAGAAATCTGCAAGATAATCTTTGTAGTAGATTCTTTGTGGTGCATTTACATTAGAGATTGCATCACTTGCCTTTGAAAGGTTCGTATGCTTCTCAACTATGTTGCCCTTAATTCCAGTAAGAGTTCCTTTGTCATCTACAACTACAACGTGAATGCCGTCGTTCTTACCACTTCTATCAGTTGTATATACATTTGATAGAGGTCTTGGTGCAATTGACTTCCAGTAAGTTGTGGAGTTGGTTAGTCCCAAGGTCTGAGAATCATACCAATCAATTGATGTTGGTGGTGTAAATCTAGTTGCTTGAGTTCCTGTGCTATTGACACCAGCATTCGTTACAAAATCAAGAGGAACAGATGTTCCAAATGCTCTTGTTGTAGAACCTTCCTGATAAGTGATTTCAGTTTCTGTCGAACCACTACCAACTGTCTCTACGCGAGAAACAATTTTGATGTCAACTGTACTAGTACCACCACTAGCATCTGTATTGAGACCAACGATAATACCTTTTAAGTATCCAGTAAATCCTGTGGTTGTTCCTGATCCAGCAATAACTGCATTGTCTAATGCTGCAGTAACTCCAAAACCAATAGTTGCTCCTGCATTTGCAAGACTTGTAGTTGAAATTCCAACTCTTTGATCTGCAAAATCATCAATAACACATACCTTTAAACCATTTGCCCATGTTCCTGGGTTCTTGGCACCATAGGTGAAGTTTGTTGCTGTTTTGAAATTCTCTTGATAATCGTCGTAGTTTTTGATCTTCAACGAAGTTGTTGAAGCAAGACTAACGCCTGCATTAGCATTGTTCAGATTAGTATCATCTGCTCTTACTACCTTGAGAATTCCTCCATAAGAAAGGTAATTCGCAGCACTCATCCAGTACTCATACTGAGTATCGGTTGAGAGTGGCTTACCATACGTATTGATAAGTTCTTGCTCAGTAGTTATGTCAATTGGTTCTTCAACAGGTCCAATCTGGAAAGGTCCAGCAATTGCACCGATATTATCTAATACATTATCAGCTCTTCCTACTGTTAGGTCAACCTCCCTGGTTAATACTCCAGGAGATAATTGAGGAGTCGCCATGTTTTAAATCTCCGTGATCTCAGTTTAGAAATATTTATTAAAAAGGTACTTTTCATAGGGGAAACATGACGCGAACTACCAATCTGGATATTCCCAATCCTTAACTTTAGGTTTTTTTGTTCCTATTATTCTAGTTATAGTGCAGTCTTTACATTCATATGAATATGATGATGCTACTGGACCTCTATCCTTTCTTGTTCTATAAAAACTTTCCACAAGATTTTTAAGTTCTCCACAAGATCTACATTTTCTATCTTGTAATAATAGATGACCTAATTTAATCTGACCATCTAAGTCCATTATCTATATTCCCACATATGTGTCATATCACCATATTCATCAGTAAACCATCTATCACCTTCAACATCAACAAAACTTTCATTTTCTAATCCATCATTGAGGAACCCAAATGGTGCCATATCCTGTTCAATTTGATTTTTCTGCTCTTCATATAGTCTCTTCCTTACATCCTGATCAGTAAGTTCTTTGAAGTAGTCCGACTGAACTAACCATGCATAGATTACTAGACACATTGCAAGGTCATCATTACATCCTTCTTCTGCCTCAAAGGAATTGTGTTTTGAAATAAATGTTGTCAACTCGGATATAATTTCATAATCATTGAAGATAAGTTTATTCTCTTCAATCATTGTCTTCAAATTCAAAGACCCAACTTTTTTAACAGTCTTTGACATCTTGACACCCAACTGAGTTTTCTTACCAGAAAACCCTTGACCAACAATTTGTCCAGCTCTACCTCTCATGGAACACATCAGAAGATTTTGATACTCTAAATCATACTGAATAATACTTGCAACCTGGTCTCCAATATCATTCACCTCACATAAAATAAACGCGCTATTATAACTTTTTACCACTTCATATATGACATTAGGGAATAACATTGGTTTAATGTCATTGTTTCTATATTTTGCAACTATCTTATGTGGAAATTCTGTTATATCAAAAACAACAAATGCTGAATAATCTTCTCCTACTCCTCTTGCAACGTCAACCGTGCAGACATAATCATGGTCATTCAATGGTTGTTCATATACATCTAATCCAGCATTACGAGTGATTGGATTGTCGTAAATTAAAGTTCTTAATTTACTTGGAGCAATCAGAGTATTGACTGATCCTAGAAATTCGCATTCAAACTCAACCTTAAATTGTGCTTCTGATGTATTTGCAATTGTCGTTTCTTTCCACTTGGAGTCTCTACCTGGAACTTCTGACCAGTGGACATCTGTGGGGATATATTCACTCTTACCTTTCTCTGCATCATGCCACAGACGGTAGAAATGATTCATACCATGTGGCGTTGATACAATAATTACTTTGGTGTTTTTACCAGAAGTAATAGTAGGATAAACAGAGGCAAAGAATGAGTCTGCAACATGGTTTGGAACGAATGCAAATTCGTCAAGGAAAAGGATGTTGAACGACATGCCTCGGACAGCACTTGCAGACGTAGAAGCTGCCAATATCTTACTGCCATTTTCTAATTCTAAAGATCCTTTGTTCCATGCAATAATACCTTGCTGCATCCATTTGGGCAAGTTCTCATATGCAGTCTGTAGCCTTCCTAGAAGTTCTCTAGCAGTCGCTGCTTTGTTAGCAAGGATGCCAATATTAACAGAATCATTGAATACCGCATAATGAAGAAGATAAGAAACAACTGTAGTACTTTTGCCAGTTTGACGGGGCATTTTACAGATGTTAAATCTATTTTCATGAAAATTATTAATTAATTTTTCTTGAAAATGATATGGATGAAACTGCGTAAGACCTTCATCAAGAGAAACAATTTTTATATAATTGTTAGCAAAATAAACAGGATTTTCTTTACACCGCATAAACTCAAGAACTTGATCTTGAGTAAATTCTATCGGTGTGTTTGCTTTTTTTAGATTGGGGTTACCAAGATATACATTATCAGACATAATTTAATCAGCAATTCCACTTTCTAAGTGATTTATTAATTCTGCTATCTGGATCTCTTGAAGTTTTGGCAGAAGTTAATTTACTTTTCATTCCTTTCATTCGAGCGCAGAAGGATGCCCTCCTGGGATTTCCAACCTTTTTGCTTGGTGCCTTAAGGTCAGATCCTGGATTTTCCTTCTCATAAGACTTTCTTCCTTTTTCATTGAGTCCGCCTTCTTTATTTTTTCCTGATTTTTTTGTCCATGCTGCACCTTCTGCATGGAGAACTGGTTGTCCTGGGACATACTCTGAAACTCTGAACGTTTGTAATTTTGCGCCAGGGTATACTTTTTCAATCTGATTTTGAACATCAGATTTTTTAGGGACTGAAATTTGGGGGAAGAACATCTTCAATGAGAAATATTTTCCTCTATAGTTGAAGTATGTGTCAACAAGGTTGCCAGTTTTTGCTTGCAATCTTACTGCCTCAGTCATCTTGTCAATATCATATGTTTCATAATCAATAGGATTGACTGTTGGTTTGAGAGGTTCTGGTTTTACGATATCTTGAATTACAGCATAAGTCTCCCCATATGCATCTGTAATTTCAATTTCTTCTTTTTTAGTTTTCTTAACACAGTTTGGATATCTCTTTCCAAACATAGTCTTCATACCCTTCTTCTCATAACCTTTCCAACATGCTTCACCAATTTGCTCATTTTCTTTCATATATGGAGCAAGTTTCTTTTCGGTCTTTCTAAATTCAGATGGACTTTCATATCCAGTCTTTTTCGAACCTTGAGCAATGCTGGAACCTCTTCCAAGTGATTTTCTTTTGGAAGATTGTTTGGTCAAATTAACTTTTTCTTCAATTTCAAATTCTTCCTTCTTTGTGCTATTGCCCCAATTAGCAGCACCTTTTTTACGACACTTGACTAGTGCTCCTGACGCATATGCACTTGGCCAAACTGAATAACGTGATTTTACTTTATGGTAACAGGCATCTTTACTTCCACTGCCTTTACCTTTTTTATCTGATGCCTCTGAAATCTCAACGTTGATTTCATCTCCAACTTCAACATTGTTTTCAGCAAACCATCCACGGTTTACTTCTAAAGCATATAATACTTCACCTTCTGATTCTACAGGAGTTTCATTATATGGTTCTAATTCTTTAATACTATCAATTGTACCGTCTTCTGTAATGAAGGCAATATCCAAAGGAATTTTAGTTTCCCTCATGTAGAATGATTTTTGCCCCACTTCTTCAAACATAAAATACATTCCACTATTCACACTCAAACTTTCGCGGAACATAAGTCCCAAATTAAAATCTCTAATATCATTAGGTATTTCAATTTCTAAAGGCAGTGTTACAAAATCAACTGCTTCTTTTACAGACTTCATTTTCTTAGAATCGGTTGATACATATGTGGGTTTAGCTGAACCAGACTTTGATTGTTGTCCTGGATCTGCTTTCTTTTTTCTTCTAGACGCAGAAAGTCTTTCTGCTTTTGTCATACTTGATCTTTTTGAAGAAGATACACACTTAGGTGTTCCTTCACCTGGTTTATCACTGGCACAAGTACCACCAGTTACTACATTTACCCAACCAGATTTTCCGTCTTTTGATTTAGATTTGCCAAACCAATCACGAAGACCTTCTTCACTTACAGCACCACCGTTTCCGTTGCTACCATTACCATTATCATTTTCATCATCTACTGAATGTCCATTCTCCTTACGGAGATATCCAGAACGACCAACCATTTTAAACCCTTTAGGGATTGGTTTACACTTTTCATCAGTGTGACAATAATATTGTCCCTCAGGACAGCGACCGTTCTTTTTCATTCAAGAGAGTAATTACTCGTTATTATTTATCAACCATCAAGTGCCACAGTAAGACCAAGAGTCATACCAGGTAGTGACTGCCAAGAAGTTCCAT